ACAGCCTTCCCTGTACGTGATGCAAAATCTGAGAGTCACCCAGATAGATCGCAGCATGGTTTGGAACGGGTGAAACCAGCTGCATCAACAACGCATCACCGTGTTGCAGCTCCTCAACCGGAATCTTGTGAAACCCTTCCTTCTGGAAGTTCTCTAAATACAGATTCTCACCGTGATCCCACCACTGATCTCGGCGGTCATAATCCCGCAACTCAAGCCCCCACTCCCTTCCGTACCAATCACGGCAAAGGCTGTAGCAGTCCACAACGCCGTGGACGAACTCACGCCCCACATACGGAAGCTCGAAGCCGTCTGGCTCGCAGTAGCCCCAACCTTCAGTGTTTGGGTTGACGATGAACCACGGCAAACCAGACTTTTCGCACGCGACACGATCAGCCGGTGATGGAGCGGGATTCGTCTTGGGGTGACTGTGAACGACAGCAACTACCTCACCCTTGTCCTCTACTTCGTTCCAACCGTCAAGAACAAAGTGCTCATCAGGGGTTTCAGCAATGTTACGGCACGGAAAGTAACGCCGACGCCCCTTGACGACAGCAATAAGGCCGCAGCTTTCACGAGGAAACTCGTCCTTCGCTTGCTGAAGAATCTCAGCTTGCATCGTTGCTGTCAGCTTCATCATTGAGTCAGTCCAGCTCCAGGGAACGATCCAAACGGCAACTCCCCGTTGTTGCCAAACCGTAGCTTGCAGCTAGCAACACGCTTGCCGCAAACATCTGCAGCCAACGTACTAACGGTGTTGCCGTTCACGTCAAAGTAATTGCTGCCCGCATAGCTGCATTCGCTGCTGCGATACACCCACTGGCAGACATTGGCCACGATTTGACGCTTCGGCAGCTTTTGACCAGCAAGGTCGAACTTACTGGCTAGTTCAAATGTCACACTGTCTCGCGACTCATTAGCTTTCCGATCCACATACCAACGCTCATCAGGGAACTTGGCGTTTGGGTCGGCAGTTGACTCGCCATCCAAAAACTTCTTCAGCGTTCGGATCCGGCGAACTTCCGCTCCACCAAGGTCATTACCTGCAGTAGTCGCGTTGACCAGCAGCAAAAGCGTGGTCATCGTGCCGTCCAGATTGCTGATCGTCAACGTGGGACGGGGCAACGTACCAGTGTTCGTGAAATCAAACCCCTCTGCTTTGACTGGGATACGGGTATAAGCGTTGCCGTTAAAAACAACGTTGCCGTCTACATCCGCATTTGCACCGGCATGGAAGCGGTAAACGTCCGTGCTGCCGTGAAGCGTGTTGTCCAAATGGACCTCAAACAGCTCAATGATTGCGCTGGGGTTGAGCTTGGCCAGCTCCTCATACGCAGAAGCAATCGCCGTCCAGACACAAGTGTTATCGGTGATCGTGCTGCCAATATCTGTTGGCCAACTAGGTTCAGATGAATCTGACGTTCCAGCAGTCGTACACCGGAAAAACAGGCCGGATGCTTGATCTGTTGTGGCACGTCGGATGTCGCCAACAGAAAATGCGGTACTAGCGGCCCAAGCTGCTACTGCCATTACGGTTCAAAGACTTGGCGGAACGTTGCCTGAATTGTGGCGCGATTCAAGTACGGAATCGACTTGCTCCATTGCTCGCAAACAAACTTTGAGGCACTGCCCTCGCCAGGTGGTGTGAAGTCAAAGCTGGCATAGTCCGCAGCTCGTGCATCCAAGAACGTTTCGATCGTGTCAGCATCAGTCTCTGACACCTCAAACGTTAGGTTGAAAACCTTGGGGTTCTGGTTAATGCCATACGTCAGCCTAGCCTCGTAGCCATCACCAAACTGCACCTTGCGAACGTTTGGTGCGCTGCGCTTTTGCAGCCCATACGTCGGTGTAATTGAAGGAAAAGTAGCCATCAGCTTGCAAGGAGACCGCCGGGACGTTTCTGCTTCACCAGTTCTTGCTGCACAGCAATGCCAATTACCTTGCCAAGTTGCGAAGCCTGATCAGCATCACCTTCGACAGACGAACCAGAGGCATCCACGTTTACAACTACGTTAGCGCTGCCCATTGCGTTGTTTGGAACGATATTGCCCTGCGCTCCTGGAATAAACATTTCAGGACCACGTTCGCCAACAAGATAAGCTTTGCCAGCTCCAACTTGTCCTCCAAGTGCCATTGGAGGAAGCGGAGGAAGTGCTTTTGCCGCATTTGCAGCGCCCTCCGCGCCAAATGCACCATATTTTTCTGTAATTGTCTTCAGGCTACTGCCTGCGTTATCAGTAACGCCTGGCATACCCGCAAACAGGCGAGCAACGCCGATCGCGATATATTGCGCGATCATCTTCTTGGCTGTGTCAGCCAGCATATTGGCCACGCTTCGCAAAAAGTTTGCAAAGGCTTCTTGGGCTGTTTGAGCGCCCGTAACTGTGTCGATCAACGCACCAGCAAAGGCCTCTGTTGCTGGAGTCAGCTGATCAATAATCTGCTGCTGGCGCAGCTGTGCTTGTTCAACAGCGTCTAGCTCAGGCAGAAGTTGCCGATACAGATCAATGCGGTCTCGCAAGATCTTGTTTTCTCTTTCAGCTTGGCCCTTCTGGTCTTCTGTTGAACGGTTATCGTCAATGATTGCAGTATTTTCTAAAATCTTGTCGTTTAATCCCTGATAAGCGTCTTCTGCCCGACGTACCTGATCAACGCGAAGTTGCAGCATTTGCAACTCGTTAGAATCAAAAGGATTAGCCAAGCCACGTTGAGCATCTGCAATATCTCGACGAAGCCCACGCCCAATGCCTGCAGTCTGCTGATTCGCTCGCATACGAGTTAGTTTTTGCTGCAACTCAATCGCGTCAATACGTGCCCTGTTTTGAGCCAGTTCAAGGCCAAGAGTGTCGCGAATCGTCTGCTCACGCTCGTCATACAACTCGTTAATGAATCTTGCGTCTCCCGCGACTTTATTATTCGCTAGCTCTTGCTGCCTCTGGAAACCAAGAATTTTCAACTCTTTGGCTTGCCGCTCCTCAATGTTTTGATTCTGACGACGCAAATTTTGAACGGTTGTTTCAGACAAAGACTGGGACTGCGTTTCTATATTCAGCTGCTTTAACTGTTCTTGCAAGATTGCAGCTTGCAACTGCAAAGCTCTGGATTTCGGACCAGTCTCTTTGGTGTCGTTGTCTTCTAGATTTTTTAAATCTTCGGCCAAGTCAAGTTCAAGTCCGGCGATTTTTAATGCAGCTTTGCGGAAGCTAATTTCTTCTAGCTTGGCCTGATTTATTAAACGCTGTTTTTCTTCCAAAAACTTAGCTTTAAGGATTTGCTTTTCAAGCTCTACAACCTGCTCCTCCGTGAGTTCTTTTCCACTCATAAGCAAACCTCTACGGAGTGCCAATACTCGCAAGCTATCCGTTTGAACGCTTTTCTCGTTTTCCAGCAGCTGTAAATCCTCTGCTCGAATTTTTGCTGTTTGTTCTGTAATAAACAGAATTTCTCTTTGACGATCTCTGATCTGCTCTTGAACTCTACTAAGCTCTTTTAAGTCTTCTGCTGAACGCCCGCCTAATCGTGAAGCGGTTATGTTGGCCGTTAACTCAGCCTCACGCGCAACAAGACGACTAAGCTCAGGGTCATCTGTCGCATTGGCACGTCCAGCCACTAAAGCATTATTTGCCTCTAAAACTTTTGCGGTAAATTCGGTGAGCGGAGAGACAAGACTGGCCAAAGCTGCTCCAAAAATTGTTGTAGCTGTACTAAATTCTCTTCCAAGATCAGCACTTGCCTCACCAAAAGCTTTTATAGACTCAACCCCTTCATTTCCAACGCGAACAGCTAATGCTTTCGTGGCAAACTCTTGTGCTTCTGTAGCATCAGCAAGACTTTCTATCTTTTCGATATAACTAGCTGTCGCGGTTCCGGCAAGTCCTGCAGCCCTAACTACCTCTGTAAAATCAAAAGTAAATTCGTTGAGAGCTTGCCCTGTCAAGGAAAGCTGCCCTACAAATTTATCAATCGCTCCACCGAGAACTTGGCCGACAACAGTTAGGCCGCCAAATAGCTGCCCTGAAGCTAGGCCGCCAAGCGCACCACCGATTGCAGTGCCTGGGCCGCCGCCAAACAGCAGTGGAAACGCACCAGCGGTGACAGCAGCGTTAATTCTGCCCTTTCCTCTACGTGCAGTCCCACCTCCAGATGCTTCACGCTCGGCTTTTCTTTCAGCAGCTCTTCTTGCCCTAACTTGTTCTCTTAGTTTTTCATCGTGCATTTGCAACTCAAATCTGTTGCGACGCCTAATATCTTGCATTATTACCTTGGTCTCTTGCTCATACTTTGCTAGCTTTGCCTTAAAGACAATATCATCGTTTTTCATTTCCATTTTTGTTGTAATATCATCTAATTTTTGAGCGCCCTTGCTAACTTTTTCAACGCCTTTAAACGCCATTTTAAGGTTAGCTTCAACCTTTCTGTCGAACCTTTTTCGAGCGTCTAACTTGTTTTTAAATTCTCTGTCATCATTTTTTATCTGCTCTTTGGTGGCTTTTTCTTCCGCTTTTTGTAAATCTTTGATCGACTGCAGTTTATCTTTAAATACTCTTTCCTCAAGGTCCAGCTCTTTCTTTGCAAGACCTTCAAGCGCTTTAAGGTCAGCAGCAGCAACTCGCTGTAGAGCTTTTAACGAAGCGTCTTCTCTTTTTCTCGCAATAGCCTTAAGTTTTCTTTCTTCTACTGAAAGCCCTTTGTTATTAAAATCATCTACCGCACGCTGAACAGAAGTTAGTTCACGCTTGAACCCCTTCAACGCATCCAGATTGCGTACCGCAACCGCAATGTCTACGTTGTAATTGGCCACAAGCTGGAACGTAGAGGCTTACGCTCCAGTCTATCGCGA